CTATTATCCCTCGCCACTTCACCTGCAACCGGCGTTTGCTCATTTAGGCTATAAGGAAGGCGACTTTCCTAATGCAGAGAGGGCTTGTCGTAAGGTGCTGTCATTGCCAGTATTTCCTGAGTTGACCGATGAAGAGCAGGGCTATATCATTGAGAATGTGAAGCAGATTATGGATGGCTTGACTTAAAACCCGTTTCGTGCTAGTATAGACTAGAATTAGTGGACAACCGCAAGCAACGGCCCACAGGGAAATCCTGTGGGCTTTTTTATTTGGAGGTGAGAATGGGCATTCTGGCTGTACTAGACCGCGCTACGGGGCTTGTAACGAAAGCGGCGGATAGCGAGATTATCCCTCGTCGCGGTGCGTATTATGCTGGTACAGAAGCGGCGCACCCTGACAGATACAGTGACTTACCGCAAGCGTATCGTGTACATTCGTGGGTATATGCTTGTGTTAACGTCATTGCTAGGTCAATTGCGGGTGTACCGATTAAGGCTGTGCGCGGCAAGACTGACATTGGTCCGGCTGCATACAAAGAGCTAACTGATTGTCGCTGGGAGGATTTAACAGCTAAGTGGCTTAAGGCGCAGGATACAAAGATACTTGAAAGCCACTGGTTACTTGATGTATTACGTAATCCTATGCCAACGGCGGGCATGACTGGCTATGAGATGTTGCAGGGCATAGTCACGTATCTTGAGACGGCGGGCAATGCCTATGTCGAGAAGATATTCACTGGACAGAATAAGGCCAGGATTAAGCGTTTATGGTCAAAGATAGACCCTCGACGCGTGTGGGTCATCCCTGGGCAAGACAGATTGATTCAAGGATACCTATGGCGCGGCAAAGGGTTAGCTAAGCCGATTGTTTTTAACTGGGATGAGATAATGCAGTTTTCATACTTCCATCCTGAGAATCCTTATTACGGCCTAGCGCCGATTATGTGCTTGAAGCAGTCTTTAGTGGGAGACCTGAGAGCGGCTGACTGGAATAGGATGTTCTTTGAGAATGGGGCTGTGCCCGAGATTGTCCTTGAGACTGATCAGAGGTTGACGGCAAGCCAAGCGGATGAGTTACAGGCTAGATGGGATAACCGTTACCAAGGCGTGAGACGATCACATAAGACAGCGGTTATGCATAGTGGGGCGTCGCTTAAGCCGGTTGGTAATCAACACAAAGATATGGATTTTCTTAACCTGCGCCACTGGACTAAAGAAGAGGTGGCGGGGGTATTAGGTGTGCCCTTATTCTTAATAGGTGAAAGAAGCAATCTTAATAGAGCTACATCGCAGTCTGAGCTAAAGTCGTTTTGGGAGAATACGATCATTCCACGCTTAGTTAAAATCGAGGCTGTGCTTAACCAGAGCTTAGTCCCTCCTGGTGAAAACGTCTATCTATTCTTCGATCTAAGTGGCGTCGAGGCGTTACGAGATGATCTTGAGCGCAAGGCAAGGATTTGGAGGCTACGCAAAGAACAGGGTGTAACGATTAACGAAATGCGTCAAGCATGGGGATTAGAGCCTGGTGAAGGTGAAGGCATGAATGCTGTATACGTGCCGCAAAACATGATACCGATAGGCGAGGTTAAGGCTAAGGCTGCACAAGGGATTACTAAGAGCGTTAAGGATGTACCAACTAAGGTTGAGACCTATTTACCGGCTGAGAATATCGAAGCGCAGAGGGCAATACACGCGGAGTACATTCCAGTAATCTATGAGCTAGGAACTAGCAGAGCGGTTGAGACCTTAGAAGAGATTGGTGCTGAAGTTCCTGAAGACTGGTTTGGGCGATTTAACTTCCAGGATCGAATAGATCGATATATGGATGAAGAGCTTTTGTCTAAGTGTAAGACGATAAGTGGCACGAACAAAGAGAGAGTCGCAAAGCTGATTGATGACGGTATGAGAGAAGGCAAAGGTGCAGAACAGATAGCAAGTGATATCCGTAAGGATTTTACAGATATGAAGAGGTGGCGGGCGCGATTGATAGCGCGACAGGAAGGCAGCACAGCGATAAGTCATGGGCAACATGAGCTGTATACAGCGACCAAGGTTCCATATCACGCTTGGCACTGTCAGTTTATGAACTCTAGGGAAACTCACATGGACGCACACGCAAGGTATTCAGAGGGAATTCCGTTGGGTCAGAGCTTCTACGTGGGCGCAGGTTCAGGGCTAGGGCCGAGGATGATTGGTTTAGCGGAAGAAGACATAAATTGCTATTGCTCAGAGCTTCCCATGATGAAGCTAGGTGAAAAGCGTGAGCTGGCTACGATCAAGGGATTTGAAGACTGGGTACACGAGATAGAGGAAGAGGGCGCAATTCGGCAATATGAGGATGCTCTAGCTGATTGGCTAGAGGAAGAGGGCAACCGATACGCGGATTACTTTCTATACATTTACGGAGGTGAAGGATGAAAAGAGCGGCAATTATATCACTGATGATAGTTTTGCTAGTTGGTTTACTGGCTGGGGCTTATCCGTCAGTGTCTGCATGGCGGCTAAAGGCCGTTGACGATGACGGCAATGCTTTGTTTGTCGTTGAAGGCGGGACTAATGCCGGAAAGATACACCTGGTAGGTTCGGCAACGATAGACAATACAACGGCAAGCACGTTGACAATTGCTGAGACTAACATTGTATTAACGGGTGCGGTTGATATTTCTTCTGGTACGGTAGATAGGGCTGCACTAACTGAGGATGCTCTTGCGGTATATGGCATACCAATTAGCTTGTTTAGACAAGAAGACGGTATACCCCTTGCGGCCACAGAGACGGCGGACACATTCTGTTTGAATTATGCGGCTAACGTGTGGCTGATTTATGGTGAAGAGTCATTGAGTGAGACAGAAACGTCGGAGGGTAGTTTCCAGTTTGTGTTGCCTCCTGAGTACGTTTCTGGCGGCGATGTGAAAGTTAGAATTAAGCATACAGTAACTGGTACTGGTACGCTTGGGGCAACAGCGACGATTGATGTTGAGGCTTTCGAGCAAGATGGAAACGGAGCAATAGGCTCAGATTTAGTTACTACAACCGCAGCGACTACGACTGATGCTTCTTGGACGACAACTGATTTTGTAGTGACCCCTACTAACCTTGTAGCCGGAGACATCTTGAACATTGTGGTTACGTCAGCTATTCAAGAAACCGCTGGAACTGCAATTAGAATCAATCTCGATGGGATTGCCGTCCTATTAGATATTAAGGGGTAGTGATGTGAAACGTGTCTGTCCAGTCTGTCATGCAGTATACAAGAGTGCATGGTGGGATCACGGGATACCGAGGTGTCCCAGGTGCGGTGCAGTGTTGACAGAATGGAACGGCGAAATACGCAAAGGTGGTGATGACATGAAAAAGGAGATACCGAGGCGAGAACAATGCAAGTAACAGAAGTGTTATTTAAGGGCGAATCTGAGCATTGCGTGATACCAAGAGAAGAGCTAGCGAAGCGGTTAGAACGTGATGAAGTTGAGGGGGTTTTCAAGTTCGGACTGTTTAACCGTGATGAGCCTTCAGGGGTAGTTAAAGCTGTTCACGACCTCGTTAAAGGTGGTAAATATAAGGGCTATGTAGAAGGTAGGCCAACTGCTTCCTCGACAATAACGTCCTCTCAGGTGGATCGTGATGGCGATATTGTTGCTACTAAAGGGATGGTCTTAACCGATAGCTACTGGGCGAATCCTGTTGTCCTGCCGATGCACACGCATGACTTTCCTGTTGGAATGACTCGCAGGATTAAGCAGTATGCTAATTCTGCTTGGGCTGAATGGGAATGGCTGATTGATCAGGACTATACGCGAGCCAACGTGTTCCAACGCGCTTGGGATGCATATGTTCTGAATTCAACCTCGGTTGGATTCTTACCTATCGAGTGGAATGGAGACGATGATAAAGCGCCTGGCTGGGTGTTTGCAAAATGGGAGCTAATGGAGCATAGCCCTGTAGTTATCCCGTCAAATCGTGAGGCGCTTAGAACGGACGGTGTGCGCGATGTAGTAGAGGCTTTCGGTGAATACATCGAAGCTGGTCCTAGTCCTCTAGTGAAAGGCTTTTGGAAGATGGGGCTTGAAACAATGGCGCGACCTAAGCAGGTAGCGGTTGAGATGAAAGATGAACTGCCTATGGACCCAGATTTAGAGCTAGCTAAGGAGTCAGCTGAAATAGAGGATGAAGCTTTTGAAGGGGCTTCCGCTGGATTGGCTTCGGTTCTCGATGCTTACGGTTGGGTTGATGGAGGCAAGGTTGCTAAAGGCGTTATCAGCTATGCAGCGGCTCACTCAGGCGGGACCCCTAAAGCTGATCCTGGAAGGGAGTGGGACGGCCCCGAAGAAGTAAGGAAGGCCGATGTTGATGATCTAAAGGTGATGTGTGCATGGGTTGATTCTGAGCACGCGGATATTAAGGGCGGATATAAGTTTGCTCACCATCACCAGGCGGATAAGGCGGTTAATAAGCGGGCATGTAGTGCTGGGATTGCTGTCTTAAACGGCGGACGTGGCGGCACAAATATACCGGATGCAGACCGTAAAGGTGTATACAACCATCTTGCTAAGCATTTACGAGATGACTTCGATGTACCGGCTGATGAGATACCGGAGTTGAAGTATTTTGACATAGATGAGATTCGCTTAGCTCATGCGGCGGGAGTGATAGACACCGATGAAGCCTATGCGGAGATAGAGAAGTTGATAAAGGAAATCAAGACGGGCGCGGAAGCAGCGCAAGCTGAAGCGGAGGAATGGAAGACGCGATGTGGCGTGTTATCCGCGCTAGTCGTGGCAAAGCGGAGGTGATCTTTAATGGAAGACACTGATGTAAAGACGGCTGACAACGAGCTTAAAGAGCTAATGAAGGCGGCGTTGAGGTCGTTAACAGAAGAGAAAAAGGAGGCCCCAGAGGAACAACCTGTAGAAAGGAAGAAACCTACTGAGGTCGCCGCAGTTGACCCTAATGAAGCGGTAGAACGCGACAAGGAGCCAACATTTGGAACGCCTACTATTATTATACATCCTGAGAAGCATGATCTTAAAAACTTCTCGATTGCGAAGGCTGTTAGGGGTGTGGCGTTTGGAAACTGGAAGGGCGCAGAGCTAGAAAAAGAATACGTTACCAAGACAACGCTCGAGTTAGATGATGACAGCTTGGGTGGTTTTCTGGTTCCTGAGACGATTGTAAGTGAGATCATGCCAATGCTAAAGGCAAAAGCTGTTTTCCGTGCAGCAGGAGCTACCTTGCTTCCTGATGCTGGACAAACCACGCGGCTACCTACGCAGACAGGCGCGACCACTGCTTACTGGGTAGGTATGAGTGCGCAGTCAAGCGCGATTACTCAGTCTGACCCAACATTTGGGCAGAAGAGCCTTGAGTTAAAGCGATGTGCGGCACGATCGTTAATTGATGTAGATCTTTTAAGACAGTCCTTTGCTTCGGTAGAAGCGTTAGTCAGAAAGGATATTGTCGAGCAGATTGCGCTTGCTGAAGATCTTGCATTCTGGAAGGGCGCTGGTGGTACTGAACCGATGGGGATTATCTATGATCCTGATCTTAATAAGACCACTGGTGTTGGCGCACTAGACCTTGAGGATGACATAAAGGGCGCGATAGACACAATGGCGGCTGCTAACGCAGATGCTAACCTTAACGCGTTGCTTATGCACCCAACAGTCTATGGATACATCACAAACAAGGTAGACAGCGTTGATCGAGCTAAGATGTTTGCTAGCTACTCAGCTGACTATCGTAACTTGAAGGTCTTTGGCCTGCCCGTGTTCAAATCTACGCAGTTCGACAATGACTCGATTCTCATTGCAAATATGAGTGAGTACTTCATTGCTGAATCTGGCGGGATTGAGATTCAGGTGCTGCGTGAGAAATATGCAGACCAACTGGCTATTGGAATAGTAGCCGTTCACCGCGTGGATGGTGTAGCACGCCAGACCGCAGAGTTCCGGTTGCTGACTGGAATCACTTCGTAGGAGGTGAGG